GAAATTTCTTCTAAAAAAGAAAAATGAATATGGGTCTTACGTTATATCATAACCCTTGAGAGGTCTAACTAATAACTGCCCTATGTACTTAATTATAATCGGTGGATATGAGAAATCCACCGATAGTGTGCCACTTTTTTAACTGGTTGTGGGGTTAGTAAGAGGTGCTTCATTTGACCTAACCTAATAGGAATACGCTTTACAAATACAACCTAACCCCACTATTATTTAAAAGTTTTGATTAAAGATATGTCCGCCGCTGCCTTCAGTATAATCATAGTCTAGGTTATCCCAACTTGCTTTCCAATCTATCTCTATCCAACCTGACATTTCTCTTGGCACCATACAGCAATCCTCAGCAAGATTTTGAGCGAAATCAGCACCACTATCATATTGACCTTGATAAGAGTCAGATAAACTGCCAATAGATTCAATATCAAATATTTCAAGGAATGATTCAACAACTTCCTCGTCATACTCATCTACTGCCTGTAAATACTCTTCAATATAATCAATAAATTGTGATTCGCTGTATTCTTTAATAAAATCCTCTAGCACATCATAATCATTGCCGTCAGCGACTAACTCATCAATTAACTCTTTAGTCTCTTCGCTGTATTCAGCCATTTCTACATCTTGTCCAATTTTGATGGTGTCTTTTTTGATTAGTTCTTTGTACTCTGCTGGTGTCATAATAAAGAAATTGGTTTGTATGTTTACATTATAATCGGTAGAGTTGAGTAATCTACCATTTGTGTGCCACTAATTAAACTGGCACACACTTAAAAGGGTTTTTGTCATCTTTCCACTTGATTTTACCCTCGCTGTTGTTAATATCAAAACAGATTTCACATAGGCAATCATAATCGCCCATATCGTAATCTTCTTCAATATCGCCATGCCAGTAGAAATACAAGTCAGGTTGATAACCTTTTCTACGTTTTGGTCTTTTACCTAAATGGAAACAGCCATAATCGTTTTCAATTTCTTGGTCATCAAAGTTACCACATTGTTCGCATAACGCCATAAATTGCTCCATTGATTTATGACTCTATACTAGTTCATCAAATTTACAAATCAATAAAAGATAGACACTAATAAAACTGGCACATTACTACGTTGCCGTGTTCGCCTCCCATATTATTGTATTGTCATGTTTATTTTTTCTTCTTTTAATTAATTTTAGTTCATGCCAATTTGATTCAAAACAACATAAACAAACATGAATACGCTTATGTAGAAATGTAGTCAAGTCACATTGCTTTCGAGGTTTTGTAGCAATCTCGATAGAGATATATCTCGCAGGCGTCCGCCAACCTCGTTTATGCTCTGCTTCACTGGCAACAAAATATACCCAACCTTTATGGACTTGCCCCATGGCGGTAGTCCATACTACATAATCGTTGACTTGTGGATTATAACCAACGCTCATTTTGTAGTGTCCACTTTGTAACGTCTCGTAGTCTCTCAACTACAGTAGCATCAGGTGTCCACCCTAAATCTCGCATCTTACTGCCGTCTAGTGCATAACGTAAGTCATGGCCTGGCCTTGATGAATGAAAGTCAACCATTTCATATTTTAATTTCTTATCTTGTGCTTGAGCAATTATCTGGGCAAGTTTTAGATTATCTAACTCTTCAGCACCTACGATATTAAACTTAGGACATTTAGCATTGCCCCATGATTTCTCAAACTTACCTTTATAATTAATTAAAAACAATACAGCACTCGCAACATCATCAGCGTGTATATAGTGTCTCGAGCCAGGTACAGTTCTCGTACTGTCACTATGGATAGTGACTTTCTCGCCGTCTCGTATTCTGCGAATACACATTGGAATATATTTTTCTGGGTGTTGTCTCTCGCCAAATACATTCATAGTGTGAGTTATATAAACTGGTAGTTGATATGTATTCTCGTAGGCAACTGCTAATTCTTCTCCGCCTGCCTTGGTAGCACTATATGGATTTGTAGAATTATATCTATCATTCTCTTGATACTTGATACCATCAGGAGCTGGCCCAAATACCTCATCAGTACTAAATTATAGTTATTTTTTTTAGTGTTTGTGTGTGATGTTTTAGTATAATATATTACAATTTCCCACTACATTATCCATTACAAATTCCATAGGATAATCAATACTTCTATCTACATGAGAGCCAGCAGCAAGATGTAAAATATAATCTACCTTACCAATCTCACGTCTTACAAGTGGATTTAATTCTGCCTTTAAATCATGCCAGACTACCTTAACTCTTTTTCTCTCGTTAGGTGTACATTCATATTGTAAAATGTCATTGAGACGATTGAGATTGCCACTATAATCAAGTCTATCAAGTGTGACTATATTCCAATCTGTTTGAGTTAGAATACGGGCAATCAAATGATGTGCTATAAATCCAGCACCACCAGTAATCAATGCAGTTTTCATTCGTTTGTTGTATCTTCTAAAATTTTGATAAAGAACCATTGATATGATTCATCATCGCCAAGGGAAAATTCCTCAAAGATAGCGTGTGCTTCATCATACATCTTTAAATCTACCAGTTCAGTTAATCTCTGACAATAGTAGTTTTCAATTAGTGTAATACACTCTTCTTTGGTTTTGTCCATGATTATGTATAATAGGGTGCGAGAAACAAAAATCATAACTAAGATGATTTTGTTTCCCCATTGACATTATAGAGCATCTAGGTCAGAATGGCGAGCCCTGTGTGTAGGTTTATCAACTGTCACAGTTGGTGTGTATTCGTAACCATATTTGTTAAGATACTTTTCAAACTGGTCATCAGGTACTTTGCCTTCCCAATACTCCTTCTCAGTATAAACTCTTTTAGTTTCAATTAATTTCTCAGTTTCTATCTCATCACTCTCATCAGCATTTGTATGATGTGTAACTTCTTTTAAAGTTTTAAGATAATCTAAAACGTGTTGTCTTATTTCCATAAGTTGTTCATAACAACCTTGATTATGAGCACAACCACGCAAATCGTGGTCAGGTTTTAATACTGACTCTGTGAATAGAGATAATGCTCTATCATATTTGATAGCTGGTGTTTCTTCCCCAACTGAGGCTTGGTCTTTCATTGTAGTAAGATAGTAATTTTACTAATTGCTATTGTCGCTAGAAAACATAACATAATTACAACATCATATTGTTTATATTTGATGTAAAAGGGCATACAAATAACATCAGCAATAACGTGAATAATTGCACCATAGAGTGTTGATATATGTAGTATAACAAAATATGCAACAATAATCAAGCAAGAGCCAGTAATTCTACCAGCAACTAATAAATTCATTTAATTAATTGTTTACTATTGAAATAGCTGGTTCGCCTTTGTTGAATACAGTATCAACAACCGCCTCAACTTTGCGAGCAGTGCTAATTCCAACTTTGCTATAGACAGGTATGCAAACTAATCCAAACGTCTTTGTGGCGTCTCCTAGACGTATTACACGTCCAATAGTTTGACTTATACCTATATAGTCCATACTTCTTAGAAATAGAACTGCTTCCAATCCATTGACATTGATACCCTCAGATAGAATACTATGATGTAGAACTACAAACTTTTTAGTTGTATCTCTACCCCAAGTATTAAGAGTATTAAAGAACTCTTCTCTATCAACCTTCTCGCCATCTACGATAGCGCCAGTTTTAGATGTGATAGTCAACCATGAATAACCACGATCTGCTAACTCTTCAATGAAATCTGTTTGAGATAATAGAGCAATGATTTGTTTAGTTGACTTAGCACATATCAATACCTTATTCTTACATATATTATCAATAGAGTCAATCATCTGTTCGCAATCACGCTCAGCAACTAACTCATCTTTATGTAGTATTCTTGATTGATAAACTTCAACTTTAGGCGGTAATATGTAACCTTCTTTAACTAACTTAGGAGCAGGCACTTGACATATCACTTGACCATACTCTGGCCAGTTCATACCCGCCTTGACAGGAGAGCGACTATGCTTTGGTGTAGCAGTAAAGAAGTAACATCTTTTAGCAAGATGAGAGAAGTGTTCAGTAGCAGGGAAAAAGTTTTTCTGAACTGAATTATGTGCCTCATCAAAATAGATAGTATCAACTTCAATATCAAGTGACTCTTGTATCTTATGTAATGAATGATATGTTGTAAAGATTAGAATATTCTCTGTGCTGTTGTGATACCAATACTCAAGTTGGTCGGTCTTAGTTGTGCTGTTGTGATGTGTCTCTCCACTATGAACATGAATCACATCAACATCAGTAATATGCTCAAGAAACTCTGCTGATAGTTGATTTGCAAGTAAAATACGAGGAGCAACTACAACAATAGTTCTTGGCAAACTATCTTGAGAAAATCTTTTCTTAGCATCTTCAATCATACACATAGTCTTACCACCACCAGTGGGAACAATAACTTGTCCTTTGGTATTGTTAGACATGGCGTTTACAGCGTCAAGTTGATGTGGTCTTAGTTGCATAGTATTTTAGTTGATATATTCATTATAATAGTTTTGATAGGTTTGTCTGCATATCATGTGACAGATTTCTATGTGGTACATATAAAGTTCCATACTTACCAAATACATCATTAAATCTATCTAAATCTTCGCCAAGATATACAACTGCTGATTGAAATGGTGCAGCACCTCTACCATCGCCAAACTTAAGTCTCTTGTTAACGGCAAGCCAAGGATACTGTGAAACTGACTTCCACCATCTTGTTGAAACATCTAACTTAATCAATAATATCAATTCCTTTGCATATCCTAACTCATATTGTGATACAGCATAAGGCACCCATGTCTTACTATCACTATATGGGTGGTTCATAAAAACTCTATCAGCAATCCATTTATGTGCTAGTCCATTTGTCTCCTCTGTATATACCTTTGTAGCAGGCACATTAGGGTTGTTCTCATCATTAGAACAAGGGTCGAGGTCAATCGTACCAAAAAATTTAATTACATCGCCTACAAAATCTGGCGGTGTGTTCCAACAATCAGTTTTGTTTCCAGTTGTTGATGTTAGTGCTGCAAGTGCTGATGAAATCATTTGTACTGTCCTCTAAAAGTTTCTTCTGTTATGATAGTAACGTCAGGCGAGTCACTATGTTTAAAATTATCACTAAGAAAATATTCTTTCAATGTCCAACCATCATGCCCACACAATACTATGATACCACACTCATAACCATACTTGTCAATAGCGTCTTGTAACTTATTACATTCAAAGTCAATTTTCTCTTCCGCTGTTCCACCAACGCCTTGTCTCTTAAGACTTACGAGTTTGCCACCTTTGTGTTTTGATGTCCACCTTTTTGCTTTCTTTGTTTTCTTGTAGGCATCGCCACCAATTAAGATGTCAACAATATGGTCTTTATTAGTTGTAAATTGTTTTCCAACAACTGCTTGTGGATAAACATTACCACTATAATTTTCATTTAAGAAAACTTCAAGTTCAAGTTCCTTTTTGTTTCCAGTAGTAGTATCTCTGGAAGCATGAGTTGCCATGATAAAAAATGTTGTTACCTCTATTATACAAAAAAAGAGGCTGCATAGCAACCTCCTTGTGACACTTTTTCAACTGTTTATATATTCTTTGTATAGAATTTCCTCTGCCTCTCTGGCAGCAATCTCATGTGGTTGGTCATCATAACTGTAGTTTTCTACTGGTTCATTCTTGTAATACATTTTTGACCATTTTGTTTTGAGAGTTCCATCAATGAATTGTTTCATATGGAACATCTCGTGCAGTAAAGTTTTTGTATAGGTTTCTTTATCAAGGTGTGTGTCAATCTCAATTTCAAAATCTCGTGGACGAAACCAACCACCTGTGGTATCACAATAACCAACACAACCCTCTCTTTTCATTCCACGATGAATGATGTCAAGTGTAATCTTATGTCTTGGATAATATTTGTTTATAAACCAAGAGGCAACACTCTTGCATAACCTCGTAGAATAACCATATCCAGAATGGTAGATGTAAGACATACGCCCCAGTGTAGAAACCAAACAAAAGAACTTACAAATAAAAGTTTTTCTTTGGGATTCATAAAAAAACGAAACTAAGCCTATTATAGACTTAATCTCGTAGTTGGTCAAGTTCGGTTGGTCAGTTTCTTAACTGTCTATTTCCAACCGTAGGATACTGCATGAATCTGAGTATCTTTTGATGCACTTTGATTGTGTGTTGTAATCTTGTAACATATAGATGTTCCACTTGGTTGTCCAGAGATATCAAGATTATGGAATGCTACGATTCTCTTTGCAGATGAACCCCATGTTCCTTCATCAACTAATGTTCCTTGAGTAAAGTTAGAACCGCTATCTCTTGAAATGAATGCTTTAACGTCAGTGTTCAAGGTTGCAGTTCCAGAACCATCTTCAATTAACATGATAAGGTCTGCTGTCGAGGGA